GCATGATGTATGGCTTGAACTCAAGTACACATTGAAGCCGATCATCGAGAGCAAGAACGAGCAGACGAAGCAGATGCGTCTGGTGACAGGTGGCGTGATTGACTTCTGGAGTATGGATGAGCCTGACTCTGGTCGTGGGCGCAAGTATGCGAGGGTCGTGATTGATGAGGCAGAGAAGGCGAAGAAGTTCAGGGAGGCATGGACGCAGACGATCATGGCTACGCTGCTGGACTACAAGGGTGATGCGTGGATTCTCAGCACACCGAAGTTCGGGAGGACATTCTTCAAGGAGCTATTCACCAGAGACGATCCGAGCTGGTCAAGTTTTAACTTGTCAACTTATGACAATCCGCATATCAATCACGAAGAGGTGGATCACCTGCGTGATCAACTCGATGAGTTGACTTTCCGGTGCGAGATACTTGCAGAGGATGTTGACCTCGCTAACAATCCTTTCGCTTACGCTTTCGATGTGGACAAGCACGTGCATGATGTTGCTTTCGATCCGCATCAGCATATCTATCTCAGCTTTGACTTCAACGTGGACCCGATCACTTGCATCGCAGTCCAGCACGTAGGCGGATGCATCAATGTGATTGGTGAGTTCGCCCTGCGTAACAGCGACATCTATCAGTTGTGCGATTCGATCATTGCCAAATATCCGAAGGCATCGCTCATCGTGACTGGTGATGCGACAGGTGCGAATCGTTCTGCGCTCACTGCCGGGAACACCGGGTACTACGATGTGGTGCAGTCTCGGTTGAGGTTAGGAAGGATGCAGATGCGTCAACCTGCTGTGAATCCAAGCGTAAGAGATACGCGGGTGCTTGTCAACAGTCTGCTTCAGAATTACTGCGTGAAGATTGACAGATCGTGCAAGGGGCTGATCACTGACTTGAAGTACGTGGAGGTGGACGAGGATGGAGACATCATCAAGGATCGTAGGACGGACATCCGGAAGAGCGATCTGCTTGACTGCTTCAGGTACTACTGTGCTACGTTTCATCGTGATTGGATTCGATATTTATGATGTATATTTGTAAGCATGGCACTATCGTATAAAATGCAAGTAAGAAATGACCCAGCTTTATACAATTGGACTGGGTCAACATTTGGTGTAGTATTTCAAAATTCAGGAACATTAACTTCAGGATTTGGAAATTCATTTGCTGAACTTCTAACGAATTTAGAAAGTTATTTGAATTCTTTTTTTGGAGGGTCATTTACAATAACAACTTCTACAAGTGGATCTTATACTGTTTATAACATTGATTATACAGGATTAACAACTGATCCTGTCGTTGCATTTGATAATGACATTGTCTTTTTTGTATTCACAGATCAAGCAGGTGCTTATGCAAGTTCAGGATTCTTTTCACAAGAAAGGTGCGTTGACGAAGGTCTCTGCCCCGATTGTCCAGAGATCGACACTACACCGTGCGACATCTGCTACGATGTGACTACCGATCCATGCGAGAGTACAATCTTCTTGCCCGGTCTTGATGCAGACACTACATATACACTCACGATGACAGACAACAATGCAGGAGTCAGCTACAACTACGAGGTGACAACAGACGAGACAGGTGAGGCATCAGTCATCATCGCTGACTTTCCAGTCGGTGCGTTCAGCACCTTCAGCAACTACACGGTGACGATCGTTGACGAGAACGGTGATCCTGCACAGGTGACGATCGGTTACACGACATACGATTGCTACAATCTTATATTCACACCATCAACAACAGTAACACCGCAGACATGATTAGCAATATGATTGACACGCTGATGTTCATGCTCATCAACAGTATGTTCATCAATGGACTCAAGTTAGCAATGGAAGAGGGAATGATCCTCTCATGGCTTGGCAAGTGGGGAGAGAAGTGGCTCGGCTATCTATGGCAACCGTTAGGCGGGTGCGTGACTTGCATGGCGAGTGTCTACTCGATCCCATACTGGCTCACCTTCGACTGGAATCTGCCGATGCTGATCATGTACATCCCGGCACTCGCTGCTCTCAACACGATCATCTATAACAGATACTTCGCACATGATTGAGATCATCAACTCATATCTGATCAAGATGCAATACTTCCCTCTGGGGCGATGTGCTTGTAAGGGCAAGCCATTCCGATGGAAGCACAGCGATGGTCATGAGGTGATGCTGTTCAACGATGGGAGATGGCAGTTAAGACACAACGGAAGAACTACGAGATATGGACAACAAGAAACAATATTGGGCGAAATTCAAGAATACTATTCGCAACGTCTGGGCGAAGATCATCACTCGTCTCGGTCACAAGCCGATCTGGCAGATTGAAGAGGGTCATGTGATTGAACCTGCCTTCATCAGTGGAGGAGTGCAATACTACCGATTGAAGGACTACTTCAATACTTTCAGTATGCGAGGGCTGATGGCGTTGCAGGTGTATGAAGAGTGGAACATGAGGATGCAGAAGGAGCATCTGGTATTGTTCATCGAGGCGTTCGACAAGATCATCAATGATCCAAAGCAGATTAAGATTGGTGAGTTGGTGAAGATGGTGAATGCCTTGAAGGAGCGAGTGGAGTGGGTAGTCCCGACATCGGAGATCATCTATAAGTTTGCGAGTGTTGCGTTCTTCGACAAGAATGAGAGTCCATACAGTTACGATCCTGAGTATTGCAAGCAGAAGATTGAACGCTGGAAGGAGGCAGCTGATGTCAGTGATTTTTTTATCGTGACGCAGCTGAAGGATTTGCTGCCATTGCCAACGCTATCAGAGGAAGATTTGCGGACTTGTTTAACGGTAATAGATCAGTTGAACATCATGGAGAGGGAGAGTCTCCAGCGTATCGCCTTGCGAAGCAAAACGAAAATGGATTCATCCAACGCACTCTGATCAATCAGAGGTATGGCGTGAATTGCATGAAGCTCACATTGTGGGAATACTTACTACTAATTGAACACACAAATAAATCAGAATAATGGGAAAAGAAATTAACATACTTGCACCGGAGTTAGGCTTCGGGTCATTTGGCATCGCAAAGGTTCAGATTGAAATCACAGAAAATGAAGAGACAATAAGCAGTCGATTGTATTACTTCAACATTGCTGAGTTTAGTTCCTTCTGTGACACTGTCAATACAGAGTTCGGATCTATTCATTTCGGTCAGCATTACATCGGATTGAGCAATGGAGACTATGATGTCTTACGATACAATGGATCGGAAGTGAACAGTCCTTATGTTATAGTATCTGACTTATCTGAAGCGATCGCACAGCTCGCACCGTAATCATGCCAACCTACTCTGTTGTTGATTTCAGCGACACTACGGTCAAGCTAACCGAAGACAGTCTGGAGTATATCTACAAGAAGGTGTACTGCCTGACTGCGGTGTATGGTGACTATGTGTATTTCTACACGCATCAGTTAGAGACTAATCTTCTGCGTCAGCAGTATGCTATTCTCTACACTGATTGCGTTGCACCTGTCGGGACTTCAGCAACTGATCTGAAGACGAAGATCGATGCGATCATCAACAACTACGCAGCGAATGCGCCATCGGTGTACTACGGCAGTTACTACGACAGCACGAATCAGACTAACGCAGGAGCGACAGCGGAGAACATCATCCAGATCGGGAGTGTATTTGAAGAGAATGGTGTGAGCATTCAGAATGGTGATGAGATCACCGTTGTCAATGCCGGGACTTACAATCTTCAGTTCAGCGCACAGTTTGAGAAGGGCAGTGGTCCTGATGCGTATGTGCAGTTGTGGTTGAAGTTGAATGGTAGCAATGTCGCTGACAGCAATACTGAGTTTGAGATTCATCACAACAACGGCACTTATGTCCCTGCATGGAACTTCGTCTTGTCACTCAACGCAGGGGACTATCTTCAACTTGCATGGCATAGTTCGTCAACATCAGTTCAACTATTGGCGCAAGGCACAGCATCATCACCGACACGACCAGCGATACCGAGCATGATCGTCACACTCACTGAAGTGATGGGCGTGAGTGGTGGTGGTGGTGGCTTCGATCCTGCATTAACTTTATCTTACATATCATCATACTGATGTATTTATCAGCAACGACACATATACTTGAGATACTCTCTGATGCGACAGCGACAACGAATGAGCCTGTCTATTCAGTGGCGTACAACGATCACACAAGTGCAGGGATGACTCTGCCACAGAGTAGCAGTCAGGGATTGCTCACTGGCACTACACCAGTGACTGCGGTGAGCGCACCGGGAGCGAGTACGACTCGGCAGATCGCACACTTGACAGTGTACAATGCAGACACGGTGACGAGGATCATCACGGTGCAGAAGGATGTGAGTGCTACGAATTACATCGTAGTGAAGGCATCGCTTGCCAGTGGTGCGACCTTGCAGTTCAGTCGTGAGAATGGATGGACGGTGCTGAACACAGGAGCAGGGCAGGAGAGTCTTGTCCTGACGCAGTTCATTGCAAGTGGCACGTGGAACAAATCAGCGACACTCAAAGCAGCGTTAGTATGCTGCTTGGGTGCAGGTGGTGGAGGAGGTAGTGGAAGACAGGGAGCAGCAGGTGAGAACAGATTTGGTGGTGGTGGCGGTGGAGGCGGTGCGCTTGTGTGGAGGATGTTCCAAGCATCGAGCATGAGTCCATCGTATGCGATCACAGTGGGTACTGGTGGTGGTGGCGCAAATGGTCAGGCATCAACATCGAACAATGGCAACACAGGCACGACTGGTGGAGATAGTTCGTTCGGCAGTGCAGTGATTGCAAAGGGTGGTGTTGGTGGTAGTGGTGGAACAACGACAGCAGGAACGGCAGGAACAGGAGGAACAGCAGCAGCGTCATCACCTGCGTATGGTCCTTATGCTACACCAGCAGCGAGTGGGTCAGCAGGTCAGACAACATCAAGCTCTGCGGTAGGTACTCCCGGATTAAGTGGATCACTCGCAGGAGCTGGCGGTGCAGGGGGGCAAGGCATAAACTCGGCTAACACATCAGGCGTTGCCACATCAACAGGTGGTGGTGTCTATACGAATGGTGTGTTGATCACTGGACCCACGACAGGCAACGCAGGTGTTGCGAATCAGGCGTTGAACTTTATGTTTAGCACATCGCTCAGTGGAGTGTATGGTCTCGGCACAGGCGGTGCAGGAGGTGTTCCAAGCAACATCGCAGGTACAGCAGGTGGGTCTTATGGTGCAGGTGGTGGAGGCGGTAGTGGTACGCTCAACGGCACAACAAGTGGAGCAGGAGGGTCAGGTGCAGGGGGATTGGTAACAGTGTTAGAGATATACTAAGATGGCGATAACGGAAACAGTAAACATCGTATTCGGTGTAGTCAGTGACGAACTCGATGATAGCATCGATAAATTAGTTCGTGCAGGGAAAGTTTCTAAGGAGACTGCTGCTGCTTATAAAGAGTTAGAGAACTCCAGCAAGAAGGCTACAATTGAACTCGAGAAATTAAATAAAGAGTTTGGCGAGAATAGTCAAGAAGCGTTAGAGGCGCAGAAAAGAATTGATGAGCTTAATAATAAACTAAAAAAATTAGATGAAGAAGTAAAGACAACGGCAAAAGATTTTGTTCCACTTCGTCAACGACTCAAAGAGGCAAAGGAAGAACTTCAGAAAGCAGAGGCTGCATTTGGACCATTTAGCGCAGAGGCGCAAGCAGCGAGGAAGAACGCAGGTGCGCTGACTGCTCAGCTTGATGATTTGAATCGTCAGATTAAATTGATTGAGCCAGAGGACAAGATCAAAGCATTCAGCAATCTTGGTCAGGGTATTCTCGGATCGTTCCAAGTAGCAACCGGAGCATTGCAAGCATTCGGTGCTGAGAATGAAAGAGTGCAGGAGATTGCACAGAGATTACAAGGTGCATTGAATGTCGTGCAGGGAATTCAATCAATAATAGGATTGAAGGAAGCGTATGAGGATGTTAAGATTATTCTTGGTATCACAACAACAGCGCAGAAAGCGTTGACTGTTGCTAATGAAGCAGAGGCTGTATCTGCTCAAACAGCAGCAGCAGCGAACAGAGGATTAGCTGCTTCGTTAGGTCCTATCGTTTTGATTCTTGGCGCACTCGCAGCAGCATATTATATCTTGGCTGATTCAGAAGAAGCAGCGAAGGGAAGTACCGATGATCTGTTAAAATCATTTGAAGAATTAAGGAAAGAGCAGGAATTACAATTATCAATTCTGAAATTGCAAGGTGCTAATGAAGCTGAATTAATTAAGAAGAGACTTGAGTTCAATAAGATTAATCAGGATACTCTGAATTCAATTAAAGATCAAGTTAAAGAAGAAGAAAAGAAAAAGGATATAACTACATCTATTAATGATCTTAAGAGAAATGAGAAACTACTGAATGAAGAATTAAAGAAAAGTATATCTGATTTAGCACAAGAAGAATTATTAAGAGAGCAAGCAGAACGTGAACGACAAGATTCAGCAACAAAGGGTTTGCAATCACAATTTGAAAGTGAACTTCAGAATCAATTAAAAGCAGTTGATGATTTTGCAAATCTTAGAAAGACTGCTGATCTAACAATTATAGAAAACACTAAGGACAGGGAGAATGCAAATCTTGTTACTGAGTTAGAGTCTCTGGAAAAAAAGCGTCAGATACTTATTCAATTTGCAAAAGATACTGAGTTAATTGATGCACAGATTGCAGCTAAGAGAAAAGAGATAAAAGATAAAGAAAAGGAAGAATTTAAAGCAGACTATGAAGAGCGACAAAAGTTTATCAAAGATTTAGCAGCAGCATCATTTGACTTCATTCAAGATTTAAGCAAAGCATCAATACAAGCACAGATAAATGATCTTGAACAACAGAAAGAGCAGGGCATCATCACAGAGGAAGAATATCAGGCAAAACTCAGGAAGATCAAGAATGATGCAGCCAAGCAGGAGAAAGAGTTCTCAGTCTTCGCAGCTACGTTAGCATTCACAGAGGCGTTAGTCAAAGCACTCACAACACCGAATCCTCCAGCAGCGTTAGCATTAGCAGCAGCAGTAGGAGGGTTGAACCTTGCAAAGATCATTGCTACTCCAGTACCAAGATTCAAGCAGGGTACTCTCAACGTAGGCGGTGGCAACCTCGATGCTGATGGTGGCAGTCTTGCAATGTTGCATCCGGGTGAAGCCGTGATTCCTGCCGATCGCAACAGGTCATACCATCCTACACTCAAGGCGATCTACGAGAAGCAGATCAGTCCATCAGATATCAATGCTTATGTGTTGAATCGTCTTGCAGGGCGTGGTAGTATCGGACGAGATACGGTGACTGCGAAGGTTGACACATACGCATTGAGCAAGGCAATGAGTCGTAACAAGGGAGTGCAGATTGAGAATGCACAGATCGTAGGTAAGGCGATTGCGAGTGAACTGGCAGGACGCATTAACAGGAGGCAGATGCTATGATGAAGTTCATGTTCGATGGTAACTATGTCGATCCTGCTCTTAACTGGCAGGAGATCACATCTACATTGAGGCGTGACAAGGATCAGAATCTGTTCTTGTTGTTTCAAGAATATACTCTGGAGTTCGATGGTAGTGGATTCGCTTATATCAAAGCGATCGTTGATGGTGATACTTTCTGCGAGGAGATCGTTGTTTCAATCTTGAAAGAATGCGATGGTCAGGAGCAACTGATCTTCAAAGGCACACTGTTTATCGTAGATGTCGAGATCAACGAGCGCACTTGTATTGCGAATTGCAAGGTCAACGACATGAGTTTTTTCAGTCGTATAAACAACAACAAGAATATAGATACTGCTCTCGATGCGGACTTCACGAAGAACCTTGCACAGATCACTGCTCCGGTAGTATATGAACTTGACGTACATCGTGTGTTGAACAATGTACTCAAGTACACAGTTGATTGTTGCAGGGTGTTTGAAGCGTTCAAGTATTATATCTCGTTTATGAGTGACAACAAGGTAGGTTTCTCTTCAAGTCTTTTCGGCATCAATGGACAATGGGAAGGGCTGTGCATCACCACAGGGGAGCGATTACGTGGCGTTACTCCAAGTATTCTGGTAGGAAGATGGGAGCCATTCAGTTTCAATGATCTGTTCAATGAGATCAACAAGCGGATTCCGATTGTCTTACTCATTGATGATCCTTATGGATCACCAGTGGTGAGAATCGAGAGCATTGACTATCTGAACAATGCGAACATCGTATATTCAGCTAATGACATCGAGGAGATCGTTAGCAGTTACGATCAGGATAAACTCTATGCGGTGGTGCGTTTCGGCAGTCCTGTCGATGATACCTTCACGGACTTTCCTGAGACGATCAACTTCTATGGATTTAAGCAAGAAGAGTTCCACATCTTAGGCACGTGCAACCTTGATCAGACTCTTGATCTCACGTGCGACTGGATCACATCGAGTAACATCATCCAGCGTCTTGTTGACTTCGGTGATCAGGGCTATGACAACAATATATTCCTCATTGATTCGATTTTGACAAATGCGACATCAGGAAGGACAACGAACACGAATTTCATAGGATCTAATCCTGCACGATTCTTCTACAATGAGGAGTTGAACAATCAGAATATTGCAGATAGATACATTGAGGACTTGAGCGATAGTCTTGCAGCGTTCTTCGTAGAGACGCAAGATGGGCGTGCGCTCGCTTACAGAGCCACTAATCTTGCGTGTAGTGGAACACCGAACTATCTGACTCCTGTCACTACTACTCAGTTTAACACGACTGAAAGCTTTGACTTCGGAAACTACTACGATCCTGTCTTGTGCAGGTACACAGCATTGGAGACTGGCGTGTATAATTTCAAAGCACAGATCAGGATACAGTGTCAGGCAGGTACATTGAATGGTAAAGGATACTATCAGTTCTGGTGCGTGCATCGTGATGCTGTTGGCAATGTCATACAGATATATCAGATGTACGATCCGATCTTGAATCCTACGAATCCATACATCACACCGAATCCAACATTCCCGACCATCAACAATCAGGTGATGTACATCGGACCGAATACAATTCTGGGTGTGACAATTAACGGCATCATCGCACCTACATCGATAGCAATGACGCAGGGAGATTACATTGATATGCAAGTGAAATATGATCCTGCGACTACTGCATATCCTTTCGGTCCACCCTATCCTATCGGTAGTGTGTTAGGATCGAACAGGGGAACGATCATCGGAGGCATTGACAATACTTACTTTGAATGTACGACTGCGAACAATTATGGTGGTATATTTGTAAATGTGGATCAACGAAACATAAGAGTGCAACTTCACAAGTTCACTTATCCAATGACGCAGACAGACTTCGATGCTATCCTTGCGAATCCTGTTGGTCGATTTACCTTCGGCATGAATGGTCAGGACCCTCGATTCGGATGGATTCAAGAATTAAAGTACAATCACACAACTGGTCTTGCAGACATCACATTGCAGACATCTAAAGCATCTCAGTATGGCAGTTAGTTTTATACCCAATCAACCAATATTATTTGAGGCAAGTGACTTTCCTGCACAGCCGTGTTTGAATAAAGATCAGAGAGCCTATGCTCCACTGATGCAACAGAACGATGAGATGTGCGTGCAGGTGATTAACGAAGGATGTGAGTCAACTTGTGATACTAACATTGGAGCAATACCAAATCAGTTGACGAATGGATCACTGACTGTTGACTTCACAGGATGGACGAGTGTGCTATTCGACAATACTCCTCCTACTCCTGATCCGGGATTCCCTCACTTCACAATCAGCAGCGCAGGGGCTACGTGCGATGGAACTCAGTATGCAGGATTCTATCAAACGATTGCTGCAACAGGAGGATATTGGCTTGTTAGTTTTGATCTGGATATACAGAGTGGAGATGTTCAGATTGGCATTGGTGATGCAGCTACATTGAATCTGAATACAGTTGTTCTTACCACAGCATCAGTTAAGAATATAGATAACAGATTCACATTCTTCATTGACACTTCATTAGGATCAGACTTTTGCGTGTTTGCAAACAGTGCCGGGTCAATCTTTACAATCAAAGACATCAAGGCAGTAGAGATAGCTGGCGCATTGGGCGCACAATACTGTTATGATCTCGGTGATGTTGACACGAAGAATTGGAGATATGTTGAGAGCGTGAATGGTTATCAAGCGATACCGAACGCAGCATTCAGCAATATATGCAGTCAGACTTTTGGATTAGCCACAGGACAGACTTACATCATCAGATATACAATCACAGATCAGACGAATGGAAGTCTGACATTGACAACAGATACGAGTGCGACAATAATCGACACGCAAGCGCAGAATGGTAGTTATGTAGTTTATTACACGCACACCCCAGCAAGTGAGCAACTATGTCTTGAAGCCGATGCAATGTTTGATGGTGTTGTGGTGATTGATGTGTTGATTGCTTGCTATGATCAACAATTTCGCATTTTAGATTTAGAAGACAATGCACTTACTAAGTGGTATGATTCTACCGATCTGACGCATCCTGTCACATTCTATCAAGACAGAATCATCTGGTGTTTTAATCTCAACCAATTGCGTGATCCTACTGATGAAGATGACATCTCACTGACAAGCGGATGCTATAAGGTGCAGATACAAGATTGTTGTGGGGAAGTGCTTGGACAATACACAAGCACGAACTTCATCAACTACAATGTGCTTGGATGGGATTGCTCTCGATGGGTGGAAGGTAGTAATGATGGCTATGCTTTCGGCTTCTTCTTCTCTGATCCAAGCACATCAACACAGTTCACTCTCGGACAACGACTGAGGATTCTGCAATTCAATCCTATTTATCCAGCTGTGGTGAATGAATACTTATACAGCAACGGAAACAGAACACGCTCCTATGCACAGTCAAGCAAACAGAGACAAGCGTGGTTCGACTATGTGGATGAAGTCACACACGACATCATCAGATTGCAGATGCTCTGCGATACGTTGACGATTGACAATGTGAACTTCTTTTGTCTTGCTGAAGACTATGAGCCTGAGTGGGGCGAGAATGGAAAGTACAATCTTGCACAGAGTCGTGTCACCTTGCAGATGGTGACTGAGCCAACGCTATACAACAAGTCATGCTAAGAGGAATCATAACCATCGCACTGAAGCATGCACTATACGGACGCTATGCTTACAACCTTGCCCTCTCGATCAAGGCGAATGATCCTACCTTGCCAGTGGCGGTGATCGCTGATGATGCAGGGATCGCTCACCTGAGTCAGGCGCAGCGCATGGTATTCGATCACATCATCACACCAGAGGAATCGCAATGGTGCAGGGGAGAGAAGAAGCTTCCGCTTGTGTGCAAGTTCTACCTGAACGATCTCACACCATTTGAAGAGACGCTGTTCGTGGATGCTGACATGATCTTTAGTCAGCTCGCTGATATGCCTTCGTTCTGGGAGAGCATGAGAAACGTGAGATGGACGATGGCGAATCGTGGGAGTAATGACCCGGACAAGGGCATCTCTGAATGGGTGAATCCCGATATGCTCAAGCAGTCATACGGTGATGTCAAGCAGTGGTTCGATCTGAGCAGTGAGTGGATATACTGGAAGCGATGCCCGCTCTCTGATCGTATCTTTGTATCAGCACGGAAGCACTACGATGAGGGCAAGCTAACGACACGGAGCTTCGCAGGGGATAAGCCTGATGAACCGTTCTTCAACCTTGCGCTGATCGAAGCGGATCACAAGCCTCATGCACTGCCTTATCAACCTACCTACTGGCAACCTGCTATGAAGCGACCGATGCCAGCGATAGAGATCAAGAGAAAGTATCTTGCCTTCAGTGTAGGTGGTAAGATGATACCCAAGCAACAACAACTGATCTATGATGAGTTCGCCAAGAACGCATCGTACAAAATGAAAATGCCGACCTTGAAGGTAACACATAAGATGAATCAATTACCTGAACGTACAGTAATATAGACAATGCCGATAGTATCTCCCTCTTTCCTCGAACCATACCTGATGCAGAAGCACAGGCACGAAGACTATGATGATGCGTATGAGTTATACGAGGAACTTGAAGTCCACGCAGATGGTGAGTATCCACATGATCTTATTGATCAGCGCAGACCTGCTGAGAGTGAAGACATAAAGAACTATCGCAAGAAGATATTCGTTCCGATCACAAAGCCTGTGTTCACCAAGATTCAGAACTCACTGATGAAGATTCGCAAGAGTCAGGACTGGATGATTCAATTCTCTGGTGATCTTCCTCCACGCATCAGCGAGGACGAGTCACCTGAGAAGTATCTCATGTATAAGTTTCCTCGCAATGGGAGCATCACCAACTGGATGTTCGGTGTGTGCATGAAGCAGTATCTGATTGATGCGAACGCTGTCATCCTCACTCTGCCGACACGATGGGAGATACCAGACAATGAATACTTCCAACCCTATCCGATGATCTTCAACGCACCTGATGTACTGGATTACAAGGAGGGTATGTTCTATCTGCTCAAGGAGCATGATCAGGATAAGTATTGGATGATTCAGCCCGATGTGATTCAGATATTTGAAGTCAAAGACTACCAAGTACGTGAGGTATTTCAGGCGGTCAATCCACTCGGATACATACCATGCAGACACACGTATGGCATGGTGCTTGAGAACTATGAGCATCGTGCTTTGTATGAGTCTCGCATCAGTGGCATCGTGCCTAAGATGAATGAGGCTGTGCGTGAATACAGTGACCTCCAGTCAGAGGTGGTACAACATATTCATAGCACACTATGGTCGATGCAACCGCAGCAGTGCGGACGATGCAAGGGACTCGGTGAGATACCGAAGGAGAATTCAGCACCCGTAAAGTGTTCAAGTTGTTCGGGCAAGGGACTGATGCCATTGAATCCGTTCGAGCATTTGATCCTTGCAGTACCCAGAGCAGGAGAGCCAGCGATACCTACTCCTCCGATTGGCTATGTACAGAAGGATACTGAGATTGTCAAGATACAAGAAGAGCGCATCCGTCAGCATATCTACGATGCGCTGAGTGCTATCAACATGGAGTTCCTTGCAGAGAGTCCACTTGCTCAATCAGGCGTTGCCAAGCAAGTAGATCGTGAAGAGTTGTACTCGTTCGTCCATAGCATCGCAGAGGACATCGTTCGCATCATGGACGAGGTGATCTATGACATCTGTGCATGGAGATACTCAGGTGTGACCAATGACATCAGAGAGTTGTTGCCATACATACCAGTCCCTGAACGTTATGATATGCTTAGTGGCAAGGTCCTTGTTGATGAGTTGACAAGTATGGTACAGGCGAAGGTTGATCCTGCGATCATCAACGCAGCGCAGATTGAGCTTGCCGGGAAGAAGTTCAACGATAGTGACGTGAAGGATATGGTGGTGTTGAAGTTGAGACTCGATCCATTCGCAGGAGTGCCGGAGGAGAACATCAGTCTTCAACGTATGTACGGAGCGATTGAACAGGACGATCTTATCATCCATGCCAACATCAACAAGTTCGTGAGTCGTGCAATCAATGAGATTGAGAACTTCGCAGGACTTACATATCAGGAGCAGATGAATCAGATGCTGCAATACGCAAGGGAGCGCACACCATCACGACTACCAGCGACACCTCCTGATACTGGATTATAATGGCTACACAAGCAGAGATCATTGAGCAACTGACAGAGGTCATTGAGATGCGTGTATCTCAGTGGGGGGAGCGTATGCCAGAACTCCAGCGTCAGTCCTATGATGTCGTGCTGAACCTGACTGCTGACCTCGACACAGATGCGGATGGTAAGATCAAGCCAACGACTAAGAACATCAAGATCATCAGCAAGATCAAGGATGAACTCAACAGAGTGATCTTCGACAAGCGATATCAGGACGATCTCGATCTTCTGCTGGAAGACTACAACGAGATTACTAAGTTGCAGAACCAATATTTCACTGCTACGGTAGGCAAGTTCAAAGTGCCTTCGGTGATGGAGCAGATCAGCAGCCTTGCACGGGAGTCAGTGATAGATCAGCTCGGACAAGATGCAATCGGTGTAAACTTCGTGGACCCGGTGCGTGACATCCTCGTCAAGAACGTGACCACAGGAGGAAGCCGTGCAGAGTTCATCGAGCAGGTGCGTGAATACATCCTCGACACAGATGCAGGGGAAGGTAAGTTAGCCAAGTACACCAAGCAGATCGTGACAGATTCCCTCAATCAGTATTCTGCCAACTACTCAGCAGTCCTGACTGACGATCTCGGTCTGGAATGGTATCAGTATAGTGGATCACTCAAAGACACATCACGACCGATCTGTGATGCGCTGATCGAAGCGAAGAAGGGCTGTATGCCTTTCATCCATCGCAGTCAGTTGCAGGAGATCGTGGATGGCTATGTCTGCGGAGAGAGGGTCCCGATCTATGACAAGACAGGACTTCCGCAAGGGATGATACCCGGAACGAACGCTGCCAACTTCCGCATCAATCGAGGTGGGTACAATTGCAACCATCAGTTATACGCTGTCAGCGCAGCCATTGTGCCGAAGAAATTGCGTGATAAATTCGCAGGAAAATAGTGTATATTTGTATATATGAATCAAAAGTTTTTAAAGGTCACAAAGTACGGTCAGGACTGGTTTGAATTCCCAGCCGACAACGAGGTCAACGTGAGAGCCATGCTGATGAAGGATGGTGTTGATGCCGTGTGTGAGATCGTGCCAGTGGACAATGAGGTCAAGCTTCTGAAGGTTCAGGAGAAGACAATAACGATGACAACAAAAAAGAAATAACATGAACGTAGCTGAATTTATTCAGAACATCGCTGACCGCATCGGCATGGACAATGCAGATGAACAATTAAAGCAGATTGTCACCAATCCTGCACTCTCTTCTATCGCTGTACCTTCAAGCATCGCCTCAGGCGTGCAGGGTAAACTGATGACTGAAGACGAGGCGAAGTACAATCCAACAATCAAGAAGCACTTCACTGCTACTGCACTGAACGCTGTCGATCTCAAGATCAAAGATGTGATTGACTCGTATGAGTTCGATGACGAGATCAAGTCATCAATCATGAGCGAGCAATCGTCTTACAATCGTATCGGTCTTCTTGCGAAAGCCATCTCTGATGCGAGGGAGAAGGCAATCAGCGCAACAGGTGGAGAGAAGAAAGCACTGCTTGACAAGATCAATGAACTGACAACCTTGCTGAACACCGAGAAGGATTCACGCAAGAAGGACATTGAAGCAGTGAACTCACAATGGCAACAACAGCTCACAGATAAAGAACTGAACTCTATGTTCACTGGTTATGATTACGCTCTCGACTTAGATCGTGATGTGACCATCACCACTGCTCGCAATCTGTGGGAGAAGAAACTTAGAGAGAGGGGAGGCAAGTATGTCTATGATCAGACTGGACTCAAGCTCGTAAACAACGATGCACCCGATCTTCCATTTACAATTGACAACAAGCCTGTCGACATCCGCAACTTCACAGAGTCGGTACTTGCCGATGCGAAGTTGTTGAAGGTGAAAGGGGCGCAAGCACCTGCACCAGTTGCAGGTCAGCCAGTGCCAACACCATTGCCGACAAAACCAATTGCACCAGCAGCGAAGAGTCAAGTGAGTCAAGCACTCGCTGACTTCCGTGCAGGATCGAACTGAAATTCGTGATTAGTGATAGGGTCTGATGACCAATAGCAGGGCGCAAGCCAACACTTAGTATTCCAATTTAAACTTCTAATTTATCCTCTATAAAAATGGCTAATGGATATTGCGAAGCTCTGCTACTTCACCTTGAATCTATCGCAGGGCAAAACTATCCCGGACAGAAAGTAACAATGCCGGGCTTCTTGAATATGTTGGTGACTTCACCTGATCGTCCTTCTGCAATTCAGGAAGGTTATCAAGGCGGTCACTACCGTACAGTGAATGTAAAATATATGCCTCGCACCGTGCCTGCACAGGTGTCAACTTCTGACTCTTGCGCTATCGATCTGCAACCCGCATACAAAGAGACTACTGTGAGCGTGAACAACGTAGCGCAGTCAGGACTCTGGATCGCTGACGATACAGTACGTCAATACTGCGAAGATGCTTCACGCACCGTTGCAGTAGGTCAGCCAGCTACTCAGCTGATGACTGAACATCTGCGTGGAATCCTTCATGCGATGAATGGAATCTATCAGAAGATGGAGAACGTGCTGACTACAAGCATGGCTTCTACCTTCGGTAACCACGTTGCTACAGGCACTGCGACTGCTGTGGCTGTGAACATCGAGCAAGATGGTACTCTCAATGATCTCGGCACTGGTATGACTAAGCTATTAACAGATTTTGCTGCCAACGAAATGTGCGGGCAAGCGGTGTTTGTGGGGGCTTTGGGGTCACTCATGCACTCGTATAGCATCCAGAAGAATCGTGCTGCGCTCGGACTTGCTTCTGCTGGTGTTGACTTCGGTGCTATGACTAATGACTTCCAGTTCTTCGCATCTGGACAGACTGGTAGCACATGGGGCGCACAGCACGTTGGTATGTTCGCACCGGGTAGCGTTCACCTCGTAGAGCGTCAGGACAACGTAGGATCATTCGCTGGTCAGCGTGGTACTTCGTTCTTCACCACTATCGTTGATCCACGCACTCAGTGCTGGACTCCGAACGGTCTTGGAAACATCGCCTTCGACTTGCAAGTGAAGTACATCGACTGTCCAGAAGACCTTGCGAACCTCGCTGCTGGCTATGTAAATCCTGATAACTTCACTGCTAATCGTGGCTATGCGCTCTATATCAAGAAGCGTTACGGTCTGTTCACAACACCGAAGGATGCCTTCGATGGCGGTGATCGTCTGGCAGGAAGCAATGGTACACTCCGCTACGTTGTTTCTAATACATAAGATTTGTTCTTGTTGTTGTCGATTGGGGGCGGGTTCGCTCGCTCCCTTTCATTAATCCTTAACTGAATGAACTGTTTAACTGGCTATGTAGGACTGAGAGGGTGTGGTGATACTACACCACCAAGCGGATTGTACGTGAACGATCTGCCGGGCATCTCCAACGAGATACTCGTCAAGCTCACCAATCAGGAGAACGCAACTTACGTTGATGTATGGAATATGATACAGCAACGTGCAGGGCTGCGTTTCTCTCTCGATGTGCGTGAAGCAATGGGCAAGCACTATAAGTTGAACAGTCTCATGCAAGGGATTAATGTAGGCAACGACATCGGTGCTGCATCAGTCTCAACACCTGCGAACTTAGCAGGGTTCACCATCGAGATGATTGATGCAAACTATGAGTTTGTTCCATCACCACTCGCTTCGATTCATCTTCAGCAGATTGTTTTCTACTCTGACAACCAATATCAGAGTATTGATTTCTATGTTTTTGATTTAGATACTGGTAATCTGCTTGGGAGTTATGCCAGCTCATTGGTTGCAGGAAAGAACATCATTGAAGTAAACACTACTTTTCACAATCTCTATATCAATCCTGCATGGAGGGTAGCAGTCATGTTTGACATCACGCAGGTGTCAGGCACGTTTGATCTTGTACTTCCGTATTCAAGATCAATGATGTCATGCTGTGATATTCGTCTGCAAGGATACAGCAGTGATGGTGAGTTGTTAGCAGGATCATTCGGAAGCAACACCTATGGCATGAGTGGTATCTTCAGCATCGTCTGTAATTGGGATGCGCTGATCTGCCAGAACAAAGTATTGTTCTCCCGTGCATGGTGGTATCTCTTAGGTATCGAGATGCTCACCGAATTATTATACAGCAACAAG